CCTGAAAGACGTCTTCCATCGATTCTGCAATCGATGTTTTGGCGTGGGCGGGTCTTGCCACCTTTGCCACATAGTTAAAAATCTCAATGAAGTTCATGTTGCCGTTTCCTCTGTGGGTTGATTGACTGCTCCGACTACGGCTTGCGCCCAGTCATACCAGTTCTCGTATATGTAGGGGCCGGGGATACCCTCGTTCTCGAAAACGTCAATAGCCTTCAATCCAGCCGCCCACTTTTGCCACTCCTCTTCGGGAGTATTTATTGATAGCTGTTGCGCCGCATACGCCTCGCACATCAAACTCGACCAAGAGTCCCATGTGTGATACCGAGGGTCATATACAAGCGCAATTGCCATATTAGTTTCCGAATGGTCTGACGTCGCCAAGCGTTACGCTCAACAACACTTTTCCCATTTGGTAATTTCCACCGCTCACGTTACTTCTAAAACGCAAACGGATTTCACGCCGTTGCTGGCGCATATCAATTTTTCCTGTGCTTGGGTCAAAAGGGTACTCCTCCGAGGGTACGTCTGAAGACTGAGCATAGGGTCGACCTGTGACCTGCAAAGTCATCTCTCCCTCTTGGACAAAGTCAGGCTCGACACGCTCCAAGTTGACCCAGAAGTTCTCGCCCACAGGCGCGGTCTGGGCAGGCCCACCAGCCACAAAACCCAAGTCACTGGTTTGAAAGAAACTGTCAATCGCATTGGATGACTCAAAAATAACCTCATCAGTGCCAGTTTCATGTTGCCACAAAGTGATTCTGTTTGCAGTCGTATTGAACGTCACAGGAACGGTTGCAGACGCTGTTGCAGGTTTGTTGAGCGTAACGGTGAAGAAGTCAGGGGTTGCGCTTGGTGCAATTGCAATTACAAGAGAAATGTTGGTAATGCCTGCGCCAATTACTTGCTGACCTATTGCGACCAAGTTTGTGCTTGGAATTTCAATGTTAGGGCTTGCATTTACCGTGGTTGCATTTGTTGAAAAAACTTCAGTCAACTCACTCAAAGTTGCCCCCGCGTTGATGGGGAATGGAAACACTGTTGAGAAGAACCCTGCCGTCCTATATGCACCCAAAGCGCCACCAGCGTCATACCAACAATCTTCGCGAATGTTGTAGATGATGCAGTCGTTGCACTCTTCACTGTCGCCCGATGGAAAGAACCACCAAATTTCGCCAAAGCGAGGAACCTTGTTGGCGTACACCTTCTGGCGCTGGTTGTAGTTCAGGTTGTCAAAGAAGTAATTCTGGTTGAACGTGTTCTTAATTTCCTTGACCACACCGTTGTACAGCAAGAAGCGGTCAACACCAATCCAATAGTAGATGCCGTCGTACTCAATGACGCACTGACTTGACATGATAGAAGACTGGCTAGAAATGATGTCATAGCGCCAATAGAACGTCTGTGGAGAGCCTGCAACCGTCACCGTGGTAGGTGTGTAGCTGACTCGAATTAAAGAGTCAAGCGACCAAAACAAACCAGAAGGAGCGTTTGAACCGCCTCGCACTGGCAGACCTTTGACAATTTTGGTGGAGGCTACGTTGGTCTCGTTAGCGTCCGCCCCGTTCCAATCAAATGGATTTCCAGCAACGCAGTTCTTGATAAGTCCGTTATCTCCATACACAAAGACGTAAGGGTGCAAAACTACCACGCCACCAGCAACTTCAATGATGTCGCCTGTAGGGGTTGCTCCAGACGTGTCCCTTAACGGAGACATGGTAGTGCCAGCAATGTTGCCAGCCAAAACAGGGGTGTTAACCGTTTGGTCAATTTGCGCCAAGTTTTGACCGGGGTGTGCTAACAACAACTGATTGCCAGAACCCTGAGCGTCAAACGTGGCATCGAACTGCCACAGGTTCAAATCACTTTCCGTAAACCCATCGTTAATTGTTGCAACCTTTATTGAAAAGCCACTACCTGTTCCGCCAATACTCGCGGCGGTTGCGCTCAAGGTGTCGCCAACAGCATAACCATTACCAGCCGCCGTCAGCGTCACTGTGGTCACCACCGTACCAGACACTACGATTGTTGCTTTTGCGCCAGAGCCAGAACCGCCAGTCAAGGTCACATTGGTATATGTCCCGTTGGTGTATGTAGTTCCGCCAACAAGCGTGTTGAGCGTCAGAATCAAACCAGTAAAGGTAAATTGTGATACACCAGAGCCGATACCTGAGTTGTCAATGTTGACAACCTCAATCCCGTTGTTGTAGCCATTAAAAATTTGGTTGATGCCATCTACAGAGTTGACGTAAATACCGCGTGAGTATCCATTTGCATCACTGGTGATGGCGCGGTATCCACCTATCTTACGGGGACGCCCACGTTGAAAACGCACCCAAAGTGCGTCTGTGTAAAAGTTCATATCGAAAATTGTGCCGTCCCGCTGGACGCCGGGCAACGTGTCGATAGTAAAAACTTTCTTGGTCATGTAAATGTCCCACCAGCAATACCACCCGTAAAGTTACCAGTTCCAACAATTGCCAAGCCAGATGCGGATAGCGTAGAGCGCAACACGCCAAGAATGGCATGGTTAAATTCACCAGACGCGGCGCGATAAATACCCGTAGTCGGCTCAGAAGCAAAATTTAGCGATGGGTTAGAAACCGTACCGTTAATCAAACTAATAGCTGACGAACCAGCCAACACGGTGTTGGCGTTCACTAAGTTAACTGAGTCGCAAATTAGTGTGGCTTGGTTACCTGCGGCAATTGTTGCCGTAGACGCACCGCCCACGCCTGTGCTAATTGTTAAGGTAAACCCACCAGCAGACGTTGCGTTTTGAACGTAATAAACTTGTACCGTCGGCGGGACAATGATGGTTACGTTACCAGTTAGAGTGCCTGTGTACTTCTGAATGACGTTTGACGCCTCCGCCGCGGTCAGCGTAACCGTTCCAGTGGTCACCGCTTTAGTTAGTTGGGTAAACGCAAATTGAGTGTTCTTACCCAAACCAACTGTGTAGAAAGTAGAGCCACTGCACACAATGATTGCAGAGTCAGACGGCTGGAAAATCAAAGAAGCAGAACCGTTGATAGTATTTCCACCAGTTCCAGAAACAGTCAACGCGCCAGTTCCACCGTTTCTCAAGAACATAAACCAGTTGTCGCCAAGTGTGGCGGCGGAATCCAGCGTCAAAGTTCCTGCACCACCAGTCCACACATAAGTGCTGGAGCGGTCGGTTGTTAAAGCAGTGTAGTTAGAAGAGAAAGTAGTGACTGGCTGGCTTTGGTTCAGCGTCTGACCGATTGCCAACAATCCGTAACCAGCAAGAGTCGCGGCGTCCGCGCCAGAGGAACCAATGCCAAAAGCAATGATGCCCCATGTTCCCGCTGTGGTAGCGTTGGTTGTGATGTAGATGTACTGCGCTTGACCCGCGGCGACCGTGACAATCGTGTTTGCGCCCGTGTAGTCTTTGACCGTTACCGCGACAGCGCCGACGTTGCGAATCAAAGCATCCTGACCAACAGAACCCTGATTGGCTGGAGGCATCCACAACTCGTTTGCCGTAGAGAGCGTCGATACTTCCATGACACGAGCGGCGGCGTCATCAGCAGTCGTGCCGTTGATAGGCCAAGTCAACTGCAAATCAGCAGTCAGAATAATGCGGTTGTACGAGACATCCGTCGGCTGGATGACGTTGCCTGTGAAGGGGCTGTTAAAACTCATAATTAAGTATCCAATACAGTTGCTTGGCGGTCACCAATACGCTGGACATCTTCAGCCTTCAAGGTCTGAATGATGAGGTCATAGTTCTGTTGCCACATTTGCATACGCTCGTCGTTCTTGACATACGGCATAGCCTGCAACAAAGAACCATACAGCAACGCTTGTGGGGCGTAGGTGGTAAACCAATTGCTTTGGTTAGAAGAATCAAGCGGTTGAAGTCGCTCGTAGTACAAAACCTCAAATTCATACGCCAAATTAGGCGATGGTGCGACCAGCCAGTGGGTGTAGTCGTAGTCACCGTAATACTCTGGCGCACCAGTCACTGTGGCGTCTGGGTTGTACTCGCGCAGGTATTCGTACTTACGAAGCAATACAGGTTGCTTCTGACCGCCTACAGTGACGTTCATTGAAACTGTCTTGTGCCAACGAGCAGGCTTATCAATGATAGGCTGACCTATCACCATGTTAGAAGTTTGAACTGTCAGGTTACCAAGGAACTTGATTTGGCTGGCAATGATTTGCTCTGCCAACATAATGAACAACGGAATCTTGGCAAGAGTATCCGCATCAGTACGGTTGAGGTAAGACTGAATGTTTTCGACCAAAGAGTCGTAAGTCATTACCGATGCGGTTGCCATATTTACCCCACGTTTCGTTCAAAATGTGGACAATCCACCAATGATTTAAAGTTACCGCCCCAACGGTTTTTGGGGTGCAAAGTTTCCCAGTAAGCACCCAATGGCGCAAGGATGCCCTTGTCCCATATTATCTGTCCATCCTTGAAGAAATTCAAGTCGATAGCACAGCGCTTGAGGTGGATAGAATTCATGGTTTTAGAGCGACCAGCCTTGACGTGCAGAGCCTGCTGTTCAGGGGTTCGGGCTAGTTCCCCACCAGTGACCATAAAACCCTGTTCTGTGGCGTATTTGATGAGGGCGCAGGCATCCAGCAGGAACGCGGCTTGTTCTTGGCTCAGGCTCATTCTTTGTCCTTTCTGCGCATCTCCATGACCTTCTCAACGGTGCGACCGCCAAAGTAAGCGGTCATTACCAACATACCCCATTGACCTAGCAGATTGACGTAGGACTCACTTATCTTGTAACCATAGCCGTCAAGCAGGGCAAATATCAAATAGGCAGTCAAAAGGTACACAAGTGTGCCGGGGCGCACATTTTTCGACAGCCACGAGTCAGAAGACATATCAGCCTGCCAACGCTTGGACACATTGTCTTCTTGGTTTGCCTGCGCTTTGAGCAACGCCGCCAACTCTTCTTGTTCAATGCGGGCCTTCTCGATGCCCAACTCAAGCAGGCGCTCTTCGTGGTCATACTGAAGTTGGCGCAACTTGGCAACTTCAGCGTCAGAAGGGTTGTCAGAAATCTTTACGCCAAGGGCGTCTTCAACGACTTGCTTGCCCTTTGCTTGAATGGCAGAAGACAAAAGGCCCAGACCGTTCTGAGCCAATGTACCAAGGA